GGTGATCGATTGGTTAAATCGGCGTCTAACAAAAACAAATCGCTCCATTCACTGGCAGTAGGTGAAATCATTTGTCCACCTGCAGTACAAAATTGAACATTTCGCTTGACGCCTGGCTCAAACAATACATCATTGATCGTATCAACGATATATCGGCAGATGGGTTGTGCTATTGTGTTGGTTACTAGGTCATTGTATAAAGTGGAGTCTTCGGAAGGACGCTTTTTGCGTACCAACATTTTAAAGGGCATTCCGCCAAGATATGCATACTGGTACGACAACATTTGGTTGTAGATACCATCGTATATTGCATTGCGCTTTAGTAAATCTCGTTTTATTGTCATAATGTGTTTTGATCTCTTGTATGGAGCCAGCAGCCTAGGTGTTACCAGAGTGTAATGTATTTATGCTGGGGTGTTTGCAGTTACCGTTATGCCAACGTTGTAGCATATTATATGCCATAGCCCGGTTACAATTTGTGCAGTTGCCAATTGGATGGCCATTCCAAGAATTATCGTGTTGCTTTTGTGTAGTGTGCTCACGCAAATTCATTCTAGTGCCTGCTAGCAAATGAGCAGGGTTACAGCATATGTAATTGCTACAAGAGTGATAGACACAGATATCATCAGGCACTTGGGTATCGTGATAGAGTTCATAATTTAAACGATGAACTGTTCGCATCTTTTTACCATATCGAATCATTCCATATCCAATGTTGTTCTTGGCACCTTGCCATTCCCAGCAATCAGTTAAGGGGATGTTTTTGATTTGGTCGGCAATGCGGTCTTCGATTGTCCAACCTCTGCGATATGCTCTAGAACCTCTCTGATATGTTTGTTTTATTGCCATACTTGATGGTCCTGTTCTAAGTTGTCATTCATTAATTCTTCCCAACTTGGGCCCCCGGGATAAAGGGGACTGTCAGGCAAATGCTCGCTGCCCGGAGTGTTGTATCTTGCATATTTTTGATCCATACCAATGTATTCTTTAATGCCTGTATCTTTATGCTGAATAGGAAACAGATGGTGTATGCCATATCTAATACAGTCACCCAATCCGTCTATGTGCGCGTATTTCTGTTCAGTGTACTTTACCAATCGTTTGCGTGTGCCATCTTCAAAGTGATAAGTTGACAGGGCCTCTAATAGAAACTTATCGTCTGGTTTAACTTGCAAGCCGCCCCTGTTGATAAATGCATTTGCTGTGTTGTCTGTGTCAGATACTAGAGGATTGACTTTGCGTGAATTAACTATCGTAAAGCCATAGCGTTCTAATAGTATTCTGTCTGTGATACCAAATGGTGAAGTGGTATCTCTATTCACTTGAGTGCCGGACATATCAATGATAGAGTTAATTTTACGCTTGGGAAAGTCGGCTCTGATTGCCATCGCTATCCCTTCTGTGGAGCAGTCGGGGATTGCGTAACTCTTTAATATCTCAATGGTGCCACTGCCAGTGTGTGATACCTGTGCCACTGTTGCGCACATAACTCTTTTGTTAAAGTCGTGGAAGGTATATAAATCTCTACCTTTATCCTCGATTGGTCTAGTGTATTTTGTTTTATCCCAAGTATAATAAAATGCGTCACTAACGCTTTCCCATTGACACATATAGTCTTGGTTAAACTTGAGAGGACTAATAATACGCTTTTGTTCTTCAATAAACTGCCTATTGCCTGAACGCATTTGCAGATAGTTATAGTGTCGGACTGTGTATCGGGTTGGGCTAGCGAGGGCCAACTGAAATAAGTCATAAAGAGGACCAGTGCCGTTGGGGGTTGAGATAACGATCAACCTACCTTGTGTGTCAGGTGCTCCCACTCTGGGTCTCAATCGATTGGTAATTTCTTGCAGTGTGTCTTGCGTATACAGCGATGCTTCATCCGCCACCCAAACACCAACATTCAATCCTCTTAAGTTTTCCCTTTGCTCTGCTGATTTACAACGAATGAATACACCATTGGGAAATTTGATAGTTAACTCTGAGTTGTTGATATCACTGCCGTCTTTAAGACCAAAGTATTCTTGGCAGGATTTCTTAAGTGGTTCCCAAATCAGTGACTTAATCATTGCCCCCGTAGGTGCAGAGTAAATGATATCCTTACCCTTGTGATATCTTGCATCAGAGGCAAAGATGGGAAGTGCTATGGCTGCTAGGAATGTTTTACCACTGCCTACTGGAACGATATCAATAGAGTGCGTGTCAAGCGTAAGCCAATCTTGTAAGATTGTTTTCTGCTCTCCAAACAGCGGGACTTCAATCTGTCTCATTACTTCCAGTCAATCAGTTCTTGGACAGGAAAGTTAAAGTTAGCACCTATTGTTTGACCATTGCTAGTAATATCTGTTTCGTGCTTGTCAGCAATAACTTTGGCTAATAACATTTGTTGATATCTTTGAATCACGTTCATATCACCACTCAGCCTCGCTCTTGCATAATCTTGTGCTAGTCCTACAGCAAATGGCACATCTAGTTTAGCGATTTCTTTAAGCACATCTGCCGCGCTTAATTTAACAGTTGAACCTACTTTTCTGCCACTCCCGGGTCTGGCGCCACCCATTGTTTTTTTCTTTGGGGGCACAGATTGAACTGTCTGATTATCAATCAAGGGAGTCATCTCGAATGTAGCAGTCAAACTGGTGTTTACTGCGTTTTGATCATAAGTTACCATAAATTTATTATCCACATATCTAATCCTTTAGCCATTGCAATGGCTATTATACCTACTAAAAAATCCATTAGATCGGTATTATTCACCAAGTCTATCAATGAATGCCTGCTCTAGATCCTGTCTACGCGGGTTATCAAGTGCCTCTTTTTTAAGATTATCACGCAATTGTTTAACAAAGACAACATCTTGGTGCTTGATGATATCTCTGTATGCTCTCATTACGGCGGGATTGGCCAGCCGTTGATTAAGTGTTTGTTGGTTCATTTATAATTTCCTTTTTCTTTCTTGTCCGCTTGATTTTGATAGGTTCAGCGAGTGGTAGAGCGATGGCAAGTGGCAAGGGAATGAATATTTCTCCAGGAGGAATAATTCTATTTGGCAATCTTATTTTTAACCACAGTGACTTAAACCAATTCATATATAAACCTTTGTATACTCTTGTGGTTGATCGTGTTCGTCTAAGCCATCCCAATAACTGCCATCACTAATGCGCTTGAACTTTAATGTTCCAAATACACTTAGGAACTTTTGATTCTTTGCACCCCATTGCTGTGTAAGTTCTAAAAATCTATCACGGCCTAACATAATCTGCAATTGTGTTTTGCAATCTTCTGGGCTTGGGTTAATATCGTATTTTGTGTTTTGTAATGTAAGCATAAAACTTATGCACTGATCTATCTCGTGCTCCGTCATAAATGGCGACAACTCAGTTGTCATTTTATCAAAGTTCTTTATATCGCCTACATAAAATGGTTTGTCGATTAATCCTTTAAATTCTGCCATATCGTGCCTTTTAGTGAAATTTAGTAACCTGATCAATTATTTGATTGGTTTGGATATTGACAGTGCCCTTTAATTCGTGAGCGCAGTCTTTGAGTGTTTGTTCCTGAATTAAAGCACCCAAGAATTGATGGATGGTTCTTAGTCCCAGTATCTTCATTTCAAATAGGTGTCGATTTTCGGGTGTAAGTTGATTGACTGTATCATCTGCGATTGCCATCATTGCAACGATTGACTGCTCAATGTCTTTGACTAATGGATCAACTGTAACGACTAATTCATCGCTCGCATCTCGGTATAATTTGTAGGTGTATTCTATCATATAGTATTTATTTAATTTGGCAATTATTGAGATGTTTTCGCATACCGGCGGCCAATCTTATAGGTTGCTTGCAAAGTTGGCATATGTATCTGTGTAATTTCCATTGGTTAGCCAAACTGTCATAACGAAATACTAAAGTAATCGTTTCCCTGACTGAGAGGCTGTCACATAACGTGCTATAGAGTTGGCTGGGGGTTTGTTTTTTTAGTGTCGTCATAGTGGTTGTGGCTTATTAGCAGCCGACGCCTTGCCCACGCTGACTTCATTGCTTGTTTGTGTTCAGGTGATTTGGGAACTCCAAGTTTTGCCAAACTCATTCGTTGTTTTGTGATTGGCGACTTGGGGACACCTTTACAGGCTTTTGTAACTGCGGCTCTTAAGTTATTTAACTGAACAGGTGAAAAGGGGCCGGTGCCTCGTTTCCATTCAGTTAAATTTCCTTCTAGGGCTGGCTTTTCACCTATTGGTGAGTTTTTGATGTATTTCACGCCCTGTTCATCAAAACAATGCCATCGCGAATAAAGTGTTTGTTGTTCCATATAGTATTTATTTTAGTTATTTGAATGTTATTATATTCTCCACAAATAAAATGGTATCTGAGTTGGCTGATTTTTGTAAGTTGATTTTACCTTCTACCTTAACTGCCTCAACCAATTGAGTAAAGATTGATACTATGTTTTCCAAGTGCGAGGCCTGCAGGTCACTGATATCTCGCTGTTGATTGAACATCAAGTTATTAAGTAACCCGCTGACAAAGGCTTGAGGTGAGTTGTGTTTTTTAAAGAATGTAGAAAAGGGTAGTGTTTTGTTACTGGTAGTCCACCATTTGATTAAATCTTTAATATCTCTTTGCGATGATAAACTTATCTCGCCCATATAACTTTGTATCTGTATTGCTTTTTCAATTAAAAAGTGTAAGTCTTCTTTACTGATATCATAATAAGTGGTATTAGCCATAGTTGTTTTTGTTTGGTAAAAGATTTTCCTTAACATATATTATATCACCTAATAGATAGTGTATTTATCTAAATGGGTAAAAAATTGTGTTTATCAGGTGTTATTATCTCTTTTAAGAATGTTTTTAACTAACAAGTGTCTTTCGCTGGCTCAAGACACGCACTTTATAAAACTTCGTTTTATTCGTGCTTTTCTTTTTATTATTATTGGTATACAAACTTTTCTTACCCCATCTTCTAGGCACAGGCGAGTAGATAATTAAACCTACTCACCAAAAGTTATCTTCTGAGGCCCATAATGGGTGCGACAATGTTTCTTAACTATTACTGTGGAGGATTGACTATATCTCACAAACTCTTACGAGAAGTTACCGTATTCGCTGTATACTATGTAAACGAAACATTGGGGTTTACATAATCAGCCCGAGCCCTCTATCGCTGTTACTATGACTCGGCATTCTTTTTTGTGTATTACTACATCTTTTACTATTAAGATTGTAAGAAAGGTGTCAACAAATGAGTTGTTCCTTTAAAGCATCCCTACTAGGCGAGGGGTAGTCTTACAAAATCAGTGCTAATCATCACTACGCTACTGTCTCACATCAGAACAGATTTTCGGTATCTTTAAAGCGATACAGACTTATTGATTAGTTATTGAAAGACTATTATAGTCTTTTTTTCTTCTTAAGTCTAGGTGTTCGGGGTTGAACAACGACAAAAGGTGGGTGCTTGAGAGGCCCACGTGTTGTTGCTTTCTTTAATTTTTCGGGAGCCCATTGTACAAAATCAAAGATGTTTTCTGGATTTTCTACATACCATATCTTGTCATTAGCGTCCCATTTAGCACCGCGTTTCTTTGCAAGTGCATTTTCACTAACTGGTACAATTAAATTTATTCTCATATATTTCCTAAATGTCATTGCTGCCCAAATGCTTAAATCTCTGACGGGAGACGAAAGTCCCTGCCGTCAGACAGAGACTTTCTAGAACATTTAGGAGTGTTCATACATTATAAATGTCAATAAACAATGTACAATGTATTTATACCTAATTGAACAAACGCTAATATTTTCCTATCATTCTGGCAAAATGGCAGGATTTGACAGTAAATCACTGGTGTGCTATACTGTGTTTTCTTTATTAACGAGTTAGAAAATGGATTACATCAAACTTGATTGGAAAACTTATTTGGCTGATTTAGAATTTTGGAAAGCAGTCAGTGAGGAAAAAAACATTCCCTTATTGATTGGAACCTGCCAGCAAACTCTGTTTGACTCGCTCAAAGTAAAGTAAGTTATGAACAAACCAGCCCATATGGCTGCCCTTTTTCATATCATTGATTAGTTGCTGTTCTTTTTTGTAGTTTCTAGTCAAACCTGCTTGGCTGAGTTTGATAGCCCAATCTTCTTTGTCTCGACAATTAATGTGCCCAATGCCACCTTGACCAACAGCGGCTGCAGTCCATATCAAAGTGCCTGCAACTGTTTGCGCTACCTTAGCAACCACTTGATCCTCTAGTGCTTGTTCAATGTGCTCGGCTACTTCCATACAAACAACTACATCGGCACTTTCATTGGTAATGTCAAAAAGACTTTGATATTTCAAGTGTTCTTTGCCAATTACTCTATCATCTAGATCGATGCCTGTTGCGTTAATACCTTGACTTATAAAACTATCCACAAAATGCCCTGGACCACACCCAATGTCAAGTAACTGCTTGGGGTTTAAGTTTTCCTTGACCCAACTTGCCAGTCTATCAGCAAATGGTTTCTCTTCAATTTGCATATGATTGTAGTTTAGGCGTTCTGGTAAAATAGGCAACTGCTTGGTTAAAAAGTTTAAGTTTTGCCTGTTGTGTCGCTGATACCAACCCTTACCTGTTTTAACATCTAATACATTTTGAAAGTATTCTTCATACATTGGTGCCACTGCTTCTAGTGTAAAGTTCTCAGCGAAAGTGCGACAATTGCGTGGATCAATGCGATCAATGTTCTTTGTTGCCCATACAAATTGGTCGAATGTTCTACATCTGTATCCAGTCATTCCGTGTATGTTGTTTTCTGTAAAACTGCCCCAGTCGGTTGTGATTGTGGGAGTGCCACTCATTAGCATTTCTATTTGAACGCCACCAAAGGGCTCTACATACATACTTGCTACAAACGCCCCCTTTGCGTTTGACATCAATTGCTTGCGTTTGTCAATGTCAGCATAGCCAACAAATTCCACGTGTTTGGGAAAAGTCAAGTTGTCAGGATTTTGACCAGCAATTATTAACTTTTCACCCGCTGCCTCTGTTGCTTGAATAGCAATATCAATGCCCTTACCACTGTATACTCTACCTAGAAATAAAAAGTAGTTGTCTTTCTTTTCTTTGAATATAAAGTCATCTGGGTCAAAGTAGTTGGGTATCACTACGTCATACCAATCTTGTTTGCAGGTTCCCACAGCAGTTAGTCCCAAGTAAGCGTGATAGATAGCATAACTTTCAAATATCTTCCATCTGGCCCAATGTCCGCCTGCATATCCAATGCCTGGCTCTACACAAATCAAATCTGGGTGTGCATTACAAATTGGTCTAACACCACTACCCCAAAATGGTAAGATAAAATCATTCTTTTGCTTTCTTTTACCTACCTCTACGATAGCGTTCTTATAAAATGTTTGGTAGGCGTGATCGCTGGTGTTAAACTTAAAGAAGTTTTTACGCCAATCATAACTTCCATATGCAACTTCTAAGTCTTTGTTGGTGATGACAGTCACGTGCTCATCACAGACTAAATTGCTATCTTCGTGTCCATAATGAATGATAGTGTGTCCACGTGCCTTCATCATCTTGCCAAATTTGACAACTTTTTGAGTGTAGGCACAGGCATTGTATTCTTTGCTTGTGACGGTGTGGGGGAGGCCTAAAATA